GACTTCGCCGAGTACCCAAAGATCGCCCTACGCCGCGCCCGTGCTGGCCGATAGCGTGATGGTCGAAAGCCCGGTGCCTGCCGCTGAAGTCACATTGACAGTTGCCTGCGTGCCGTCGTTCTTGCGCGCCTGCAGTTGATAGGTCTTGCCCGAAGCAAGGTCCACCGTGCCCTATAACGTCACGGTCAAGCCATCACCAGACACCGAAACAAACCGCCCCCACGCCGATCCCCATTCGGTGATGTCGTGGGCCACGCGCACCAAGTCGCCGCGCTCGCACACTATGCTCTCAACGTCGGCATTGAGGCTATACATCGTGGGCCGGTTGTAACCGACGGCAAGATGATAGCGCCCCAGTCGCCATGCGGCATCGGGGTCGGTCACCATCCGAAGGTCCAATTGCTCGAACTTGGTTGCAGCCGTCAACCCGCCAGAACCGTCCGCGTTGTAACCATCGGCATAGACAATGCACACGTCCTGCTGATAGTTGGCTTCCGGGTTCGTGAAGGTCACGCGCAAGGCATGCGGCAATTCCCCAAATGCGCGCTGATAGCTGAAACCCCATGAATTGGATGGCGTGAACATCTGTACGGGCACGGTCTGCGCCTTGTCGCGCACTGCCCCGTACTTGCCGTTTACCATGCCGAAACTGGCGCGGCCGGATGCAAGCACGTCGCGCAGCACGTCCGAAAAGGCACGGGCCGAATCCATGACGAAGCTGCACACCAAGCCCTTGGCGGCGCACTCGTCCGCCCAGTCGGCAATGCCGTCAAGGTCTAGCCGCGCATCCTGAAGCCTGCGCTACACGGCTTGGCAACGAGTTAGCATCCACGCGTAAATCCACGCCGGGTTTTCGGTTTCGGCGGACGCAAGCCAGACCTGGTTCTGCTTGTCCCATTGTGGGATTTTCTGCGCCGCCAGCACGGAAAGGTTCTGCACGACGCCCTGCAATTGATCGGTCGCCTTGATTCGCACGGCGAGCTTGAGCGTGCCAGTAGTACTCGGCAGTTGCGGCGAGAACGAGCGCATCACGGTCCACTGGATGCCGGATATGACGCTATTGGTATCGACAGCGCCCGGAAAACCGATGCCCTTGGCCGTGACACGAGTCACCGATACGTCATACTGACCCGATGGCACTTTCCAGCGCACGCCGCCGCGATAGGTCTTGCGCGCACCGGAAGTGATGGTGATGGTCGATCCGCCGGCCGACGTGATGCCACCGCCAAAGCTCAGGCCCGATGCGCCGCCAACTGGTAGCCACGTTCCAGAACCGGTCGCGCGATACACAATGTTGAACTGGATGCTTCCGGTAACCGTGCCGCCCTTGCTGTCCACGCCGAAGATGCCTTGCGGACCGATCAAGTCGAGGCTGATTTCTGTTGTGGCGCTTTGCGTGGTGCGGATCGCATTGTTGCCGGCATCGTCAAGCTCGACGCCTACGCTCAATTCGTAAACGTCCTGCGAAAAGAGTGTCGGCGACGTGCTGATTTCGGTTTCGACGCCCGTATAACTCGTGATCGCTGTTTCGCCGATCTGGATGTCGGAAATGTCGAGATCGCCGTAGCCGAGATCAAGCAGCATCCGCAGGTACTAATCGTCGCCCAGCGTTTCCGTGTAGGGCAATGCTGCGTGCGGAGGGTAGAACCGCATCTTGCCGACGACGCACGGGATTACACCGAATGGCGATGCCTGATTCGATGTACCGGTTAGGCTAGCGAGTTGGTTGAAGGGGTCGGAAGAGCCGCCGACACCACCCTTAAGCGACGGCGGTGGAATGAGCGCATTGATGGCCAGAATGGCAACCATGCCGATAATTTGCAGCGTGGTTGTACCAACCCCAAGCCAGGCCGCAGCGGCTGCAGAACCAGCACCGAAGGTGAAGTAACTGATAACGATGATGGCGATGAGCTTGATCCACTTCCCGGCGTTGCCGCCCTGCGGGATCACCGTGGCGTGAAGAATCTGTCCTGGTTTCGGCTTCACGTACGCCCAAAATTCAGGCGGTACGATTTTGCCGCCAACGCGGACTTCAACAGCCCGCGACGCATGCTCGCCGAGCATCTAGGAGATGGTGGAGGCCCGAATCGAAGCGCAAACCGCGTCTGACGCGAACGGATGCGGCTTGGCAACCACCATGCAATGGTCGGCTTGAAATTCGGTCATCTTGTCCGGTCCGGTCAAAGGCACGATTGCGCTTGCTTCCACTGTTTCGGGAACTCGCTCAGCGATGCCATGTGTCGCATCTGTACGATCGTTGCCCCGCCCGATGGCGTAACGTCAAACGTCATCATCACGGCCTGCGGCGTACCTCCGCCGACAGGAACCACGATATCAAGCCCATCGCCGCGGGGGACGATATGACTCGCGGCGTTCGTGTCCATCAACTTCGGAAGCAGGCAATCCGCATATGCCTGCGGAGCCTTGGGGGTGGTTGCGGAATAGCTCACCGGTCGCGTAGCCATTTCTGAATAGGTCGCGCATCCCGAAAGCAGCAACGTCGCCAATGCCGCAATCGCGAAGGCGCAACCGCCCCTTGTGCAGTCAGACCCCACAGTCATACTTCCACATCATGTTATCCATCGGATTGGATGAGGGTTCATCGTCCTTGATTTTGACTTCGGCGAGTCCATGACGATTATCGTACTCAAACATGCGAAATCCCACGTAAGCGCCGAATCGATTTTTAGCATTCACCTCGCCACACACGACGCCGGACGATGAAATGTACAGGCTGCGAAATTTGGCCGAATCGGCATCAAACAACTGTGACTTGACGGCTGTTGTGGCGCTTCCGTATTGGCCGAATTCGTACTTCCCGCCGTGGGCCAGCCATACCTTGAACGCAATGGCGGCTGCGACCGCAATGCCAATGATTGCCAAGACAGCCGTCAACGTCAGTGGTTTCACTGCATTGCCTCGTGTCGCCAAAATCCCTCTACGCGGCGCGACCACGCGGGACGGTCCAAGCGTTCGATGCAGGATGTCCCCTTGTCGGGCTGGTGTAGAAACGCCTCTGGCGTCACCACCATGCCGCAATGCCACGGTCGCCCGGCAATCCGAAGGATCAAAAGATCACCGGCAGACGGCTTATACACCTGTTGCCAGCCATCTTGCAATCCTTGGGCCACGGCTGCCGATACGCTGGTCTAGTCGTGGGCGTCGGTGTAGTCGCCGGAATAGCTCGGGAGCTAGAGGCTGAATACTTCAGAATAGACGAGTCGCACAAGGCCCCAGCAATCCAGACCGGTTGCGCGTTCGCGGCCGTGATCGGCGAAAGGTAGGCCGATAAAATCGCCTGCCCAAGCTGGGATCGCGGTCACAGGAAAAGGCCCGGCGACGAAACCGGGGTGTAGGTCTGCGATGGAACCTGCTGGCTGAATATGTCACTCTCGAAACCGAGCGCGCCTTGGATTGTCTGTGCGTCAGCCTGCGCGTTTTGCAACGAGTACACGAATGGTCCAGCTTCGACCGTATCTGGCGAATCGGCCAACACCACCATCATCGTCACGGTTGGCGGATCGCCTGTTAGTGTGCGGATGGCATCGTTGACGGTCAGGTCAACGTTGTCCACGGTCACCGTGACTTGCGGCAGCGAATCCTCATCTTGGTCGGGCAGATTCACCTGAAACGGATAGGGCTAGTACGTGCCATCCGCGCGCACCACGGGTTCCGTGTTGTACGCAAGCAGAATGGGACTGGCGAAGCTCGCATGGTCGATCTTTAGCAGCGTGATGAACACTTCCGCCGTGCGATCCGCAAGCATCGCCTGCAATGCTTCTTGGCTTACAGTCCTCATGCCGTGACCTTAAGCAGATTCAGTTGCACCACCCAATAGCCAGGATAGCCTTGGTCCGACTTCGGCGCTGGCATCTTTGTAAACGCGTATGTCGCCGTCGCGCCGCTGCGAAAGTCCACCCAGTCAAAGACGCCCGTCATCTTGAGCGTGGTCGTGTAGAACGTTTGCAGCGTTGCCCACTATGCGCTAGTCAGCGTCACGTTGCCCGTGAAGGTTTCGGGAATGTAGGTCATGCGGCGGCGATATTTCGGCGCGCCGGTTTCCATGTTGGTTGCCAGCACCGGCTCAATGATCGGCGCGTAGGCCGACGATCCGTCGTCGTCGGGATACTGCGGCAGGGTTGATGGCCAGATTGGGTTTGTCACTTCATTATCCAGCCACCGGCACGCCGCGCCGGTTCAGTCCGAAGGTTTGTTGCAG